TCAAAAGGGTAGTAGCCGCTGCACGGCGACGTGCAACTGCTCTGGCGCTAGGTGTGCGTATCGCTCTGTCACCGTCACGGACGAGTGCCCTAGCAGGTCTCTAACCGTCGTCAACGGCGTACCTGCCATCACCAGCCAGCTCGCGCAGGTATGCCGCATATCGTGGATGCGGAAATCCACAATCCCCGCCCTTTGGCACGCTGCAGCAAATCCCTTCTGAAACGTCGTAATGCGCTTGCCGCCTTTGGTGGCAAACACCCACGGGTTACCTCGTGCATGTGTGTTGCGCCATGCTTGTAACTCCCGCAAAGCCTGCAACGCAGCATCGTTAAGCGGTACCGACCGGCGACGTGCCGACTTTGTGTGCTCCGCGCCGAGCAGAAAAAACCGCCGATCAAAGCTCACGCGATCCCATTCAAGATTAATTAATTCTGATTTTCGGCATCCTGTATTCAGGGCCAAACGGATAAATGCGACCAGATGAGGGCGCCGAGCATGCCGCTCAGCAGCGTCGCATAATGCGGACGCTTCGCCGAGAGTTATCCATCGCACGCGGCCTTCGCCCTCGCTAATGCCGAGGCGCTGCGCCGGATTCGGTAACTCAGGACGATCATGCTCGATACGGACGTAGTTGATCGCAGCTGAGAGCAGCTTTAACTCACGATTCACGGTAGAGGCCTTGACGCCATCCACAGTGCGGCGCTGCACGTAGGCTCGCACGTGCGCGCGCTTTAAATCGGTAATCGGCATCCCGCCAAAGTGGGGTTGCAATCGTTGGAGCGAATAAAAATCGCGCTGGCGACTGCGATGCGCGACCGAAGACATATAGATGCCAATGACATCCTCAAACGTCATACTCCCGCCCTGCTACATATTCTTTGGTGTAGTTTACCGCTGCTATTAACAGCGAATCGCAACGGGGGAGGGTGATGGGAATACAAGACCGCGATTGGTACATCGCAGAACTCCGCCGCAAGCTGGAGTATCGAGAAAGAGCCGGATTCCGGCGATCAAAATCACAAGACGATAGAGACGCACCGTTCCATCAAACCAGCAAGAAGATTGATGGCAAGAGGCTTGGCGATCTACCCGGCGCAAACTGGCATTGGACCGTGAAACTCATTGCTATGGGCTGGGTGTCGGTGCTGATCATGATGGCGATGCGGTACATCGGGCGATGAAGAAAAGCAGCTTGCAAGAGAGGGGAGGCTCGTATGTTGACCGCCGTCCTAAACGTGCCCGGTCATACCCGCTGCTCGGCCTCGCCAGACGCGCTAAGACGCGCGATAACGGCCCGGAGCACCCCTACCCTAACCATGTCCCCAAAGGGGTCCCCTAGCGGCTTCGGCAAGGGCGCAGGCACTCCCGACGCTAGATGCTTGAAGAAGGCCCGGCACCGTCGGTTACGGGCTTGCCATCGACGGCGCCGCCCGGATTCATCATCTGCCGGGGCAGATCGCAGCGCGCGAAGAAGTGCACATCGTTCCCGTAGTCGATCTTGGCCGCACACGGCGCAATCGCGGTGACCTTGTAGCCCGCACGCTCGAACTCGTCACCGTAGATCGTGGACACTGGCACGCCGTTCTGCGATAGCTGGAACACATACCGCTCGCCCTTCGTGCCATTGCTCGCCCATCCGGCGACGTGAATGCCCATGCCTGCAAACGGATGCTGCTGCGCCTGAGATTGCGCGCCGGCATCAGCCGTGGCGCCTTCGGCGTGCTCATCCTTGCGCGCGCCAGTCGCCACGGCTGACGCCGGCACGGCTGCGGGCGCACTGGCGACGACAGGCGACGTTGTTGTCTTCGTGACGGTGTAGGGCTCGCCCTTGGCCATCTTCTCGCGGATGCGCGCCGCGTTGGCGTTACCGTCCATCGGATTGCCCTTAACCTGGGTGAGCAGGATCGCCAGCACCACCATGCACAGCCCAAAACCGATCACCGGCCAGCGACGCCAGAACGGAACAATGTCGGTGGCAGCGAGTTCCTGCCCGGCCTGACTGCTCTTCGTGTGGCTGCGATAGAACTTGTAGAACTTCTTGTCGTACTTGCGGATGCTGGTGTTCACCACATCACCGCGTACGCCGTCCTGAACCTTGCGGATATACGCGTTGTTGGTGCCGAACGCCACAGCCTTGCGCACGCGGTAGCACACCTGCACGAGGTCGATGATGTCCTTGCAGACCTTCCCGTACGACTGCGTGATGAGCAACACATCGGCGTGCTCGTGACGATGCATCGAAAACCATTCCGCGACCTCGCGCCGCGTCCCGGTGCGCGGCAACGGGAAATGACACTCATCGATGACGTACAGCGGGCCGGAGCCGGTCTCGGGATGACGCCACGGGTCACCGTAATCCTCCACAGCCGAGAACGGCCGCACGACTGCGGGAGCATCGCCCTCCTCCTCGATGCCGCGCAGCGACGCAAGGAACCCTGCCGCAGATGCACGCACCGGCGCGGGCCTGCCCTTGCTCGTTGTCACGATCTCAAGCAACAGCCGCTGCTCTGGCGGAAACGCATCCAGCACGAGCGGAAGATTGGTGATGACCTTGCGGCCAGCGCTCAGCGCCGGAAGGATGTGATAGGCGACGGCCTCGTACGACTTACCCCCGCCCGGGGCGCCCAACAAGAGGTTAATCACCCTCGGCCTCGTCGTCCTCATCGTCGGACTCATCGGCAGCCAACAGCGCCTGCACACGGTCCGAAACGATGTTGTATTTCTCTTCGGCCTCGTCGGCCTTCTCTTGGTGGTAATGCTGCTCGGACGCGTAATCAAACGCCAACTGCTCGAGCCGCTCGATCAGTTCAGAACGATCCATCGATCAACTCCCCAGACGTGTGAACGGAATGACCTGCAACACCAGCTTGATGCCGATGGCGGCGAGGATGATCGCCAGCGCCTCGCCCAACCGAATGAGCCCAAGCATGTTGACAATCTCAGCCGGCATGCCGGCGATGTACTGCGCAGGGTTGAGGCCTTGAAATGCCTGCGGACCCGGCAAGCCCTCGAGCACGACCTGCAGCACAGCAAGAAGGCCCTCGAATGCCCAACAAAACAGGTCGGTCATGATGAGCCAACCCGCTGCGAAGATCGCCACAGCGAGCTTGCCGAACCACGCGACGATGGCAACCAGCTTCGCAATCAACGCCGAGATAGCAGCACCCATAGAAGCCCCTCAGAACAGGATTTTGCGAGCGGTAAATGCAGCCGTCGCGAGCATGATCAAACCTACGACCTGAAACACAGAGCACGACACATCAATCGTGCGCACGCCGAACATGCCGTGCGGCATCACGTTCAGATTTAGCGAAAAAGCGGGACACGTGCCACCGCCGAAGCTCGGAAACATCGATGCAATCGCCTGAAAAAACGGCGTCGTCTGGACGTTTGGCTTGCTGGCCTTCCAAACGCCCACCATGCCGTCGGGATACCTGGACTCATAGAGCTTTGGCAAATCGCCAAGCGGGGTATCCGTGACGGGATCGGGCTTGGGGTCTTCCTTATTGCCGCCGCCGCTGCCGGTGTTACCCGTGTCCTGATCGGTAGTCGTGGTCGTCGTGCCGTCAGGGCAGACGGTAGTCGTCGCTGTCGTGGTCTTGTAGTTCAGCGGCGACTCCTTCGCGCCGTCACCGGTGTTCGGACGGGCCTGTACCGTGACCGACTTGGTTGTCTTGCACTCCTCGGTAGTACCGTCCGGCTTGGTCTTTGTCTGCGTGCTCGTCTCCACGGCAGGGTCTGACACCGTATCCGAGCCATTGATCTGCGTCGGCTGCGCTTGCGCATTCGCAGAGGCCTGCGCCTGCTCCTCCGGCGTCATCTGATGCCAGTAGTCAGGAACACGATTCGGGTTCGCAGCCATCTGCGCATTCCACGCCGCAGCGACATCGGGATAACTCGCTGGCAGCCAATTCTCCGGCGCTTTCGGATCAGGCTTGCACACCCCCGCCTGCACCGTGTAGTTCGTTACGCACGTCTGCTGCTGCTGAACCCCTGACTGCGCCGTGTAAATCGTATCGCCACGCTTGATGACACAGCGATAAAAGGTCGGAGTCGCCTGAGCACCCAAGCCAACATACGTATAGCTCCGATCCGACCCCGCCGCCACAGACGCCGCACAGGCCGTATCTGGACTATCACCGCAAGCATTGCCACCAATGCCCCCGGCAAAACACCACCGGTACCCGTTGAAGCCCGTATCTCCCTCGCTGGAGTTCACGGGCGCACGCTTACACCAACCCGTGCCACTTTCCATGCACCGCTGAAGGCCGCGAATCGCGAGATCACCCACCATCATCGCGATCATCACCGGGCCAGACGCACGGGCAGCCACAGCAGCAATGTCACCCAATCCGATGACAGAAGCCTCCGTCATTGCAACCGTACCGATCTGCTTCCCCGCATAGCCGATGCGCGCAACACCATCACCGCCCACCATCACGCCGCCCGGAACCGTACGAACGATGTTGTTCATCATCCGTTCATAGGCCCACGACGTTGCGCCCATGGAACCGCCGCCATACACGGCTGCGCCGGCCGATGCAGACCACAGACAGGCCAAGAACGAGACAAGCAGAACAACGTACTTCCACGCACGCATCACAGCCCCCTCAAACGACGACAAGCGCAGCATGCGCACACCTGCCCATCATCCCCACAACAAGCACCACGGCGACGGAGAACGCCACACGCTTGACGATCCAGAGCGCTACGCCGCCAGCAAAGCGAGCAGTACCCATCAGCAAACGCGCGATCACAACACCCTCCCGATTGCCCAGATAAAAACGAGCGCGCTGATGGCGCCAATCATCGCGACCAGCCCGTAGAACAGCGCCACCAGCGCACCCGTGACCACGCTTACGCCTTCTTGACGCCGCGCTTGCCGAGGTCGATGGCCTTGAAAGCCATCACGATGCCGATGATGGCGACGCCGATGACGCCGACCCACGTGCCCACCGACGAAAAATCGACGGCAGCGCTGATCGTGTCGAACGCGGTATTGCCTGCGGCGTGAGCCGAGGTTGCGGCAACACCAGCCACTGCGCCAACGGTTGCGGCGCCGAGCTTGCGAACAGCATTGATACGGTTCTTGAACATGTGAAACTCCCTTTCTGAAATGCCGGGAAACCGCCCGGCGCGGCTGGGCTTGTGCCCTAAGCCTTCCTGATGGCCTGCACGATGACGCCTACGCCGAGGCCGACCCACCAGCAGCCCGTTACGACGCCAAAGCCCCACGACCACCACTGAAAGATCGTCGGCCCGTCGATGCCGATCACCGCGAACTGCTCAGCGGTGCAGCACGTGTCACCCGTGGTCTGCGCGAGCGCGGGCAGCGACACGCAGGCGAGCACAATCAGCAGCAGTCGCAGGCGGCCCATGGCGTCACTCGACAGCGCGATAGGTGTTGATGGTCTTCATCCACTGGCCCTTGGCGCCGTTCACGCGCTGGCCGTAGCCACCACACTCGACCAGCACGCGAACAACGTCGTCCTTGTTACCGAGACGGCGCGCGCTGATGACGTTCACCCGGCCCGGCGAGTGGTATTCATCGCGTGCAGGCTGCGCGATCACGGTCGCATAGCCGCCCTGTTCCAACGCGTTGACCTCGATGATCTTCCCGGCAAGCAGCGCTTGATTCGGTTGCAGGCTCTTAAGTGCTTCGATTTGAGTGCTCATGGCATGACCTCACTGACAATGTTGTGACCGAAGAACCGGTCCGGATAAAAGCCGTGCCCTTCCGCGAGCCACGGCACAAGACGCTTCGGCGCGCCCGGGCGCCGTAGCATGTTCACGATGAATTGCGCAGAAAACGCGTCTGCCGCGACGTTGACCAGCCGCCCAACAGTGCGCTTCGCATGCTCGAATGCCACCTCCGCCACCATCTGGGCGGTCTGCTGAAACGTGCGAAATCGCACGCCCACGGTCTGCACGAGACGCGCGCAGAACGGAGACGCTCCCGCAAAAGCCGTATCGGTATCGACCAGCGCACCCAGCGGGATGACGCGATCACGATTGCCCCACCGCTGCTCAATACGAAGCCACTTCGACAGCTTGTCGCCAAGCTGCTTGCCCTTCTCGTAGATGCAGCAGCATTTGCCGTTTTCCATCTTGCCGATGTACAGCGTCCGACCGTCGCCACGATGGATTTCCCAGTCCCCGTGCTGGCAGAACGAAGGCGGCAGCCCGTTCGTGATGAACTCGCCCTGCTTGTAGGCCTCGACCGCCTGCAGAATGTCGATCTCCTCGGTATCGAAGGCGATGTCCAGGCGCGTGAGCTTGGCCTCGGCCAGTTCCAACACGTGACGCAGCCGGCGACGCACGCTCATGCTCTCGTTGAGGCCGAGCGCGGCGCACCCTACGCCCGTGATTTGCAGAAAGCCCATGTCGGCCTGCTTACCCTTCCCGCCCCACGCAACAATGCCGATGCGCTCCCACTCGCCATGCACGAGCGTGAGGATGTTGCTGCTGTGCTGGAAGCCGAAGATGCCCTTGCCATCTTCGAACTTGAAGCGCTCGACGTCGTCGAAAATCGAATCGCGCACCATCTGCGGATCGGTGTACATGGCACCGATGTCGCCAGTCTTGAGGTGCCACGTTGCGTGAACCCAATCGATAGAGGTCTTCACACCATCGAACGGTTTGAGGGGGGTGGTACTTTCCCCCCGTGTTACAGACCGGGGGGACGGCGCAGCGCGGTGGTTCATCGCAGCCCCCGACCAGCAAAGCGCAGCACGTGACCAACGAGCAGCAACAGACCGATGAAGAACAGGCCGACGACGACCCACTCTTCCGGCGTCAACGGCGCAGTACGCGCAGGCGCAGAGTCGGCAGAGCCGAGGAGGTAACCAAGAAGGAAGCTCAGCATCACAGACCTCGAATGCGTTGAAGACGATCTGCCGCGCGCTTGGTGCTGAGAGCCACCACATACTTGCGTGCGAAGCGATGACGGTCGAGCCGGCGAGCAGCACGAACCGAGAAGAAGGCGAGGAAACGGAGCAGCATGTCAGCCCACCCGCTTGCAGTCGTCGCGACGAATCAAGTCGCGGCTCTTTGCCAACTCACCGTTGGGCGCGAAGAACCGGACTTCCAGATGAGTGGGGATGTGCTGATGAAGAGCCACCACGCGAGCGCGTTGGTGATGGTGACGACCAGCGACGATGTAGACGTCGCAGCCTTGCGCGAAGGGCACACCTTCGCTGACTCGCATTGCCATCGTTTACCCCCCTCCGGTTTACCGGCTATAGTTCCGAAAGATCACGGTTCGTGAAGTTCTCGCAGCGAGAATAGTTCACGTATCGAGAACTTTGCAAGCACTTTTTGAGGAGGGCCTGATGAAGATTTCCAAATACCTAGACGCGGTTATGGCATCGCAAGGCCTCAAGACGGACCGGCAGCTCGCGGAGCTGCTGGACGTGAAGCCCAACACGATCAGTCAATGGCGCTCGGGAACGCGCACGGTGGAAAACGAGACCTGCCTGAAAATCGCGCAACTGCTCGACATGCAAGACCCGCTGCCGGTCATCATGGCCGCAGACCTAGACCGCGCAGAGCGCGCAGGCCAGAAGTCACTGTGGGAGCTTTTTTCGACGAGGATGGCACATAGCACCGCCGTGGCTGTCCTCGCTGTTGGCGTCGCAGCAATGGCGACAAGCGGAAAATCGGTGGCGCGCCCGGCTGGGATCGAACCAGCAACCCCTGCCTTCGGAGGGCAGTACTCTATCCATTGA